TCAGTGTAGATCGTGGACATAGAGTTGTAGAAATTAGAACGGTTCAAAATAGCACGTTCAATTCGTTCTATCTTACCTAACCAGTGACGAACCTCGCCGTCCTCCATCAGCTCGTCGCGTACCTTACGCCTATGCCAAGGACGAGCCGGTGACGTCATACCTGACATCATCCCCGCCGCCATTGTCCTCAGAGCCTGAGTGCCGGTGCTGTCAATAATCTTGGTGTTTCTTGCCCTGCCCCTGTTGTTCTGGCTATCCATCAGGTAACGCCCACGCCGGGGGAGGATGTAGTCAGTGATCTCCATCCAATGACTGCGCCAAGATTGCCTGTCGTTCTCCAGCTTAACGTACCGGCGAAGCAAGGCGCTCTTCTTACCCTTGAGCGGAAGGGTAGTGTGCAGGTTGTCCAGCGTCGGCAGCATGTTAGTTTCCTAACAGGGTGCGTTGCGTTGTCGATGCCTGCGACGTTGTGCCGAGCGGACCCGTCTTTACAGTACCACCTGCGCCTGACTGCATTTTTGCTCTCTTCCGTTCGTCGCGGCGAGCTTGTCTAACAGCAGGGTCAGCCTTTTGAGGAGGCTCGGGTGGGGGCGGAGGTGGAGGTGGGGGCGGGGGGACACTGGGGCCGCCGAAGAGGCCGCCACCGGGTAAAGTGAATAGACCGTTAAGGAAAGCATGTTTCATCTCGGACCTCTTTCTTATTTGTCGGTAGAGCTGCCACGGCGTAACCGCCCAGCAACGGATGCCCAGCATGAGCTTAGCATGGCCCACGCAGTTGTTAAGCATAAGCGGCCCCCTCGGACGACGCTGCGTAGCTTCAACTTCAATGTGTTCATTGGGAAAGCTCCCTAGCCAATCGCGGATATCTTCCTCCGCGATTGCGTTCATTTGTGGCGCACCCCCTGCCCAGTCATAAATGACCCAGCCGTTGCCCTCGTGACTAATAGTAAGCACATGACGATAACCACGGTGGAGAAATTTTCCCAGCCAGTGCTGATTATCGTCAGTGAATACTAAGTACGCTTTAGCCATAGTTTGCTGCTATAGCACACAGACTAGGCTTCCGTCTAGTCGTAAGGGTTATATTCTGAAGAGGTAGATGCAGCCTTGCCGTCGTACCCCAAGCGTGACGGGTAGACAGGTAAAACGTAGGTCAGTGCCAAGGCGTCTCCAAGGTCAGGGCTGGCAATGCCTCTCTTCTTCGCGTCCTCCTTACGCTCCAATCTAATTTCGTTGCGGAGCGTGTAGCCATACTCAAGGCCGGTCAAGTCAGTGATCAGGTCCGGATCATTCGGCAGGCGGATACCGTCTGTAATAGCGTCTCGTAAGTTCCCCCACATCTGCGCTCGTAGGTTGGCGTATCCCGGCTGGGTTGCCTTAGAACCAAAGTTGATCTCCGTAACTGGAAGGCCGAGCTGTCGGCAGCGGTCAATAACCCCGCCGCCAACTCCACCGCCGTCAATGAAGATGGCGTCCGGGTTCTTAGCAGTCGCAACCTCAACGACACGGGCAGCCAGTTGCATAGTGTCAAGGTTGCGGAAACGATGAAGACCTTGGCTCTCAGCATCTCGACCTTGGCGGACAAAAATAACACTTTCATCATCACCGAAGCGTGCAACGTCCACGCCCAGCACAAGCGGGTCATGCGGATGGACGGAGACTTCCATATCAACGCAAGCCCGAGCAGCATCACCCGAGATAAATTGGAGCGCACCCGCCGAAGGAAACTCTCCCAGTACGCGCACCTTGACGAAATCACTGTCGGTCCCATAGTCCTCAATCCATCTGTTAAACACTTCCTTGTTGGTGATCTTAACGTCTCGGCTGTCGATAAACCTCCGCTTGTATCGGTGTCGGAACCTGCCCTTCATGTTCTCATAGAACCTGCCCGTATTCCTTGTCGGGTTGCCGAAGTCGAAGGTCATGGGTTCGCCGTCCGTCAGTCCGCCCTCGCGCACCTCAAAGATTTTGTCAGGCACTGCAGACGCCTCGTCAAAGATGTAGAAGGGCGTCGAGCTGGCAGCGTGTAGACCGGCGAAGCTTTCGCTGTTCCGCTCCTCGCACGTCTGACCATCTACCCGCCATGTGTCGGGGCTGGCCTTGTGGTACATATTCAATGCACCCATCGTCCCGCTGTTAAGTTGATACCAGTGCGAAGTGATGCCGAGGCTGCTCCACTTGCTCAGTTCCGAAAAGGTCTTGCTTCGGAGCTGCTGCGCCGTGTTGCTGGTGACTACCCCCTTGGAGTGCGGACGTGTGTCCATGATCCACCGGATCAGCCACGCCACCATTGCCGACTTGCCAATGCCGTGACCACTCGCCGTGCTGAACTGAATAGGATCGACAGCCGTGTGTCCGTCGAAGCCTCGCGCCTCGACCTCCTCGCCCAGCTCTATCAGAAAACCTCGCGCCCATTTGTCGGGTCCATCGAAACCAGCCAGTGTCCCCTGCCCCCACGGGTAGCTGAACAGGACATGCCCAAGCGGGTCAGCATAGAATTGCGAAATGTCCGTAGCGAGCTGGTCATCAAGGTGGAGGGCGTTAGACGATTGGCTCATAACTATGATGCGTGTTGTGCGCCGTTGGGTGGAGGCCGTCGCAAGCAGAGGCAGGGTGATGAGGATCAACGCTGTTCACAGTCTCCTTAGCACCGCACCGCTTACAGATTTGCATAGACCCAGACCCCGGAGCAGGCGGTCCCCACTCGTGAGCTGTCGGCGTCTGACTAGACGGATGGCCTGCCGTTGCATATAGATCGCGTTGCATCAGCGCATCTTACGCTTGGGCATAGCCTTCTTCATCATTGGCTTTTTCTTTTTGCCGCCTGCCGTTTTCTTTTTCGGTGGGCGTCCAACTTTGCTTCCGTATGTTCCTGCACCGTAAGGCATGATCGTCTCCTATTTTTTCTTACGCTTCGACTGCCGTATTGCTTTAGCCGTAGGCGCACCTTTGCTCCCCGGCTTCCGCATCTTCTCGCCAGAGCCAGCGGCTATCCGCTTACGCTTGGCGTGAATGTTATCCCACAAACCCTGCTTTGACTTCTTTGATTTAGCCATATCACTTCCTCGACTTTGTACCGCTGCACTTCCACCGCTTCCTCGACAGACGCAACGGACTGTTTGGGTTCTTCGCGGCCTTGCTATGCTTCTTCATCTGACCGGCGCTCCGAGCGCAATACGCATCGCCCTTCGACGTGCCGGGTCTGACCCGAGGTCCGCCGCCTTTTGCTTTACCCGCCTGACCATACGAGACGCGCTTACCCGAAGCCGTTACCTTAACTTTAGCCTTGCCCTTTCTAGGCGTTGCCATCGGATACACTCCTCAGCCTCACAACATTGTCGCGCCCTTCTTTCAAGCGCTCCTCCAGTTGTGTCACGTTGACGTTCAGGTTCTCAGACTTGGACGCTGGTATCAGATCGCTCAGCTTTGCCTTCGCCATGATCGCCTGCGTCATAGCGTTAGGTTGGTCAGTCTCTTTCGCCAGAGCCTGAGCTTCCTCCAGCTCATGTATCAGCTTCTCCACTGTCAGACCTACCTGCTCCACTGCAGGCTGTCTAAGCTCTGCAATCCTTAGTGCGATCTTAGTATCTGCCACCATCTTGGCGCTGTTCACATGGATGCTGTTCGCCTGCATTTTGGATGCGTCATACGCCTCGCGATAAGCGTCACTTTGATTGACGCCGCTCGCCACGAGCTGAGCAAACTTCTCTTGCTTCGGCGTCAACCTGTCAGCCTTTGGCTTGCCCCGATCAGCCTGCCGTCCGTTTCCCCCGATCTTCATGTTAAGCAAATTTTCTAAACCGACCTCAGCAATTTTCTGACGCTCTGCCTCGTATGCTTCTTCCTCGTCATCATGCCATGACGCAACGACGGCCTGCACCTGCAACCCTGCGTCCTCAATCTCATTAATGCGCTGACCCTTCTTACCCGTCGTCTTGTCGGGGATGTTACGCATGGATCGAAAGCGCCTGTCCGCTTTCCCCTTGCCAATGTAAAAGGTCTGGAGGTCGCGAGGATCAATCAGGGCGTATACATAATATCGGCTCATGTCTCAGAAACTAACCCAGCCTTCTTAAACAGGTCAAGTAGCGTCTCCTCCTCCAGCACATAAATGCGTCGATGCCGGTCCTGCTTTAGCACGAGCATGTCGTTCACGTCATCCTGATTTAAGGCGTCATACAGGAAGCCGAAGCCTCTCCCCTTCTTCCGCTTGGCCTCCACCACATAAGGGCCGAGCTTGATGTCACCCGCCAGATCGTCAGAGTAATGCTTATAAGCTCCGCTGGATAACACTCTTTGCACCTCCGCTCCCTGCTTCTCCCAAAACAGCACCGTTTCCCTTTCCAATTCGTATCCACGTTGCTTGTTTCTATTCGGCATTGTCGTCTCCCTTTTATCGCCCTTTGGGGCTGGTAGCCCCAAGCGTTCCAGCCCCCTTTAGGGGGAGCAGATCAAGCAGATAGATAACCTATTGAAATCATTATGTAAATCCTACCTTCTGCCTATCTGCTGCTCTATCTGCCTAAGCAGATTGTAACCCATTGATATACATACATAATATGCCAAGCAGATCAATGATCTGCCCATCATCTGCTGACCTGAAATACCCATCTGCCTTTGCTCTTTTTTCTCTCGTTCAAGACAAGGCGAACCTGCCCATCCTCGGTGTCTATCGTCTCCTCAAACATACCCAGCAGCTCCTGCTTGTGGCTCTCCTGCAGCTTGGCCGCATCGGTCAGCCACAGTGGGCTGCCCTTCATCACCCTATGCACCTCGGCCACCTCAAAGCTACCCTCGCCCAAGCATCCAATAATCTGCAGCGCCAGCTCCACCGCTCTCTCTATGTCAGCGTTCTCATAAAGCAAAGAGTTGCTCGCCTCATGCTCTGTCGATAACCGGGACACACCGATCTCGTATCCTTCAGGTAACTCCTCCCCGACCAGCTCATAGACGATAGGCTCAATCGGTTTGCCCTCTCGAATTTTCCCCGTGTCCAGCACCACCCAGCGCGACAGCTCACTGCTCAGGTACTTCTCCTTCCACTCCTTCCTGCGCTGCCTCTCCCTCGGCATCCAGTTCGCGAGCGTGAAGCCACAGTCCAGTGCCGAATAAATCGCACCACTGCCACGCCATGCGGAAGCGTCACCCCTGTACCAGTCGTTGTCCTTCGTTCGATCCTTCGGCGTGTGGTGCGCGTGCATCACGGCAGCGCCGGTCAGCGAAGTGATATGCAAAAACGCTTTCGTCAGCATAGCTGCAGATGTCGCACTGTTCTCATCCATCGCATCCGACAACGTGACGTATGGATCGAAGATGATAAGCTGCGCTTCTATGCGCTTGGCCTGCGCGACGACACGCGCAATGTTCTTCGCGTCCAGCTCTGCAGTGGCGACCTCGTTCAACGCCACCAGCCTGAACGTACCCTCCGTCTTCGGCCTGACAGATATAGCCTCGCCGTCCTTGACACCATAGTGCTGAGCAGCCGCCTTAATCCTGCGCTTGATGTCGTCGCAATGCTCCTCGTTCGCTATCCATAGGATGCTCGCCTTCTTACAAGGAGGGAGGCCAAGCACTTCACTATTGCCCGAGCTGACCGCCGCGCAAAGTGCCGCCAACCATCTTGTCTTTCCGACATTCGACGTGCCGCCCAAACTAGAGATGCCGCCTTGCGGCAGCATCCCTTCGATCAGCCATTCAATGTCGGGCAGGCGCTCTCTCGAAAGACTAGCCACTGTGAATGTATCGAACTCGTCTTGCGGGTCTGTCTCTTCAATCTCCCCAACAAGCGCCAAGATGTCGTCTTGGCTCGTCTCCTGTTGGGGACCGATAGGGCGGCGGAGTAACGCCTCCTCACTGACAAAGCTCTCGCCGTCACCGAGGATCAGCTCCTGCTCGTTTCCCGTCAGCCAAGTCTCGGGCGAATGTTTTTCTATAGCGCTCTCCACCAGATCGACGATCTTGGATTTACGATCCACCCAGTCTCTATGCCTCGCATGTGAAGGGTCTGACGCCACGCTCTTATCCATGATGGCCTCCAGCACTTCGACCTGTTGCCGCTTCCCCAACGGACTTGCGTCCTCGTTGCGTCTAGACGGAAGCCTATAACTGAGGCTACGCAGCGCTGGATATAAGTCACTGGCGTCTAGTACCGACTGGATAAGCTCTTCGTCTGTGGCGTCGTTCCAGCTCGACAGCGTCACCGTACTCCCGTCGCGCTCTATGGAATTGAGCAGCTCAATCGGAAACTCCTTCACCGAAGCCTTGCTCTCTTCAACGTAGTTGCCAGTCGGCGGCCAGCAAACGTATCCGCCTTGCGCTTTTATATCGACGCCGCTCCTGAGCTGCGCCGGTAGCCTACGAAGCGGGTTGTACTTGTACAAAAAATGTAACCCGCCTGAGCGGGTTCGATGTATGCGGGTATCCCCAAGTGTCTCGCGGTTGTCGTTGAGCCAAGCCTCGACTTCCTCGCCCTTATAAAGATCGACGTCCACGCAAACCAAACCGCTTGGCTCGCCCATCGGTACGGCTATCTCCTTGGCTCGTGGATGGCTAAATAATTTTCTAACCCTCGTCGGCTCGCACGTCGCGATCTTGTATCCGCCCTCGCCCTTCCCTACACCCAGCTCCGAATTGCTCCACACCGGGAGCTTGTCTGCTGTCGGAAAAACTGGATAGTGCTTGGCTATACGCAATGCCGCCTTGATTAGGTCAGCATTTGCTGCTACTCGTTTTGGTGTCGATGGCATTTTTCAGTCCTTTCAGTGTTGTCGATAGTCGGGGCCAGCCACCCCGCGACCTTGAAAAACTAGAGGCCGAATTGAGGACATTACTCTTCGGCCTCTAATTTTGTCAACTTCCCGCCAAAAAATAATTTCGATGTAAGTCACTTTTTGTTTGGTGTCAGTCACTGATTAGTGTATAAAAGGGGTAGGAAAACAGGAGAAAAAAATGATCAAAGTCAAAATTGTAAAAAACACTTGGGCAAGTTCAAAGCAATGCTGGTTCGTAGTCGCTGACGGCGTGTCGGTTAACTACCACGGCTACACTTCTAAGAAAGCCGCCACCAAAGCCGCCGTCGATGCGGGAGCCACAATCATCGACTGAACCAAACCCCATCGCGATGCATCGCCCATGCCCCGGAGCCTAACAGGTGGCCGGGGCTAAGGCGTAGGAAAACAAGTTGGAGGTCACAATGGAATTTAAATACACCGAAGATCGCAAGCACGTCGATCTAGTCAACCCAAGCATTGCTGCTCGCTGGGAAGTTACACCCGGCGGCCTGCAGCTTGTAGACTATGTGGACGAGCTTCACGGCACTACGGCCTTTGTAGGCGTAGCCAAGGTTAGCTTGGAAGCAGCTCGCTGGCATCGTCGTCAGAAGCAGCTCCGCGAATTGGCGGACGAGCTGCAGGCCGAGCGTGAAGAGGAAGAGGCGGCTGAAGACGAGCGCCGTCACAATGCCAGCTTACGCTGGCCTAGCTAAGGAGGTCACCATGGCTAAACTCAAACTGCGTGCCGTCGATCACGGCAAGGACAAGAACCGCTACTGTGGCCCGTCCGCGATCTCAGCGGTCACCGGGCTGACAAGCGGAGAGGCTGCTCGCCTCATCCGCAAGCAGAGCGGCAAGCGTTCCGTTAAAGGGACAAGCACTTCCGACATCCGCCGCGCACTTGATGCGTGCAACATTCATATGAACTTTGTTCGTTCGCCTGAAGGTACACGCTACGGCAGACGCGACGGTATCACCTTAGCCCGTTGGCTGAAGATGACTACTCGTAGCCGGGGCAGTAAAATTTTCTTAATCGTTGCCGGTTGGCACTGGCAGCTCGTCAGCGGACGCCGCTACGTTTGCGGCATAACTGGAGACATCGTTTCCATCCGCGACAAGAAGGTCAAGCGTCGGGCGAGAGTGGCCGAGGTCTATGAGCTGAC